TAAAAAGCCTGTGGTGGCATCAACCATTACACGCAGCAATATCATTCGTAGCACATTATATAGTGCTCCACTCTGGAGGTTTACTGTTAAAGTTCCAGATGGGCTGGCCTGGGATACCTATAGGCCCTACATAGAACAAGCCGAAGGTCTAGACAGACATACTAGTTCAACCATACAAATTAATAATACTGGTTATAATAGTTGGTTCACAACCTACAGGGGCAATAGTGTTAATTACACAGGTTTTGCAGGTAGTTGGACACAGGGCAGCACAACATTAACCTTAACCACAAGTCCTACCACAAGTTCAGGTTATAAGTTCAGAATTGGTGATCTGATTCAGTTAGGATACGACGGTAGTAGTTTAGGAAGTGGTAGTGTTTATACGGTTGCATCTGATGTTGCCTATAATTCAAATACTGTAACCCTTAATACTGCCGTAAAAGAGACCACAGCAAGTGCTCAGACATTAATAGTTGGTCCAGATGTAACCTGGACAGTTATTTGTCAGGATTTCCCTACATGGACAATATTCAATTATAATCAGGTTAGCTGGTCAGGTCCCTTTGTTTTCTATGAGGTAAGATAATGAGTATCATAGATCTAAGCAGTTACCAGAGCGTAAGATCAGCTTACTTTGTCAGAGTTGATGTTCCTGATTATGATATTTTAAGATTTAGTAATTTTGATAGGCCCTTTACGGTGGCCTCAGAACTATACAGCAATCTAGGAAGCCTGTTAAGCATAAGCTCTAGTCAGAGTGAAATTCGTAGCACTACCCATGAAGTAACTGTGCAAATTTCAGGAGTTCCTTCAGGTAGTGTTGCAGAAGTATTAGACAATCCTTTAAAAGGATCAGAGATCATAATTAGACGAGGATTTTTTACACCTGCTGGTGTATTGTTAAGCATTACAGGAAATCCTGCTGTTAAATTCAAAGGCATTATTAATAATGTTAGTTTTAGCGAAGAATGGGATCAGACTTCTAAAAAAACTAACTTTAGTATTGGATTGATTTGTTCTGGCAGCACGAGTCTGTTACAGAATAAGGTTGCAGGCCGCAGAACAAATCCTCTGGATGAAAAACTTTATTTCCCCAGTGATTTAGGATTTAGCAGAGTGCCTACCCTAAAGAATAGTAATTTCCAGTTTGGTGCGCCCAAGAGCCTGACTACTGCTGGTAATAGATAAGGAACAAACATGAGTTGGTTAGATGATATTGTTGATGTTGGTTCAGGAGTTATGGATTGGTTTGGTGATAATCCCATAGCAGGTAATATTCTTAAAACTGTAACCACAGGATATGCTCTGAGTAAAGTTACGCAGAGTATGACAAAAGAAAATGAAGCAGCACCCAGAGGCAGAGATACTGCAAGTGTCAGACCTGAACAACCTGATACTGGTGTTAGGATTCAACTACCAGCTGATACCAATACCAAGATACCTGTTGTTTATGGAAGTGCCTACATAGGTGGTAAACTCATAGATGCAAAAATGAGCTCTGATAATCAGACTATGTGGTATGCCTATGTATTAAGTGAAGTAACAGGTAATTTAAATCTAGGAATTGGAGCAGCCAGTTATTTTAAATTTAATGATATCTATTGGAATGATCAGAGAATAGTTTTTAAATCTGACGGTGTCACAGCCAATTATACTGTAGACCGTAATGGCAAGGTTGATAGAAGCATAGGTGGTTTAGTAGAAGTTTATTGCTTTAATAATGGAAGTAATAACCCAGTTCCTATAGAAAATTATACTAATACTCCCACTCAATCAGCTTATGATATTATGCCTGACTGGACAAATGCCTGGACTTTAAATGAATTAGTTTTGGTTGTTGTAAAAGTAACCTATAGTAAAGAAAAGAATGTTAATGGAATTGCACAGATGCAATACCACATAACTAATAGTATGACAAAGCCTGGTGATGTTCTATTTGATTACATGACAAATACCAGATATGGCGCAGGCATAGATTCTCAGGAGATTAAAGCATCATGAATAGTTTAGAAGATTTGAATGATTATAGCGACGAACAATTAACAGTGCCAGACGATAGGCCTTTTGATATTACCTACAGCGATGAAACCACACAAGATTATATCTTAACCATTAACGAGGGCGAACAGCATATCATGCCTTGCCCTATTGATATCAGTGGTTTAATTAGCGCACAAAATGTAACCTATACCGTAACCTTCAATTATGATGGTTCAACAGCCATGACAGGTATGAGTGTAGATAATTATAGATTTACACAAGCAAGCACCTATGTTTGGTCAGCACCCATAGTTAATTTAACAGATTGGTCTTATGTAAAAACACCAAACATTATTCCACCTGCAGATCTAACATTTTTTAGTTATACCGTTACATTAAGTCATCCTACAGACGATGATGGTAGCACTACAGGCAAAACCTGGACAGTTAGTGTTAATGTTAATAATGCATCTGAAATAACCACACCAGTAGATGAAGATTATGATGAAGATTTTCCTTTACTTTTAACTGGTTATCCACAAGTTACAAATGATGAAGATACCAATCCAAGTAGCGTTTACACTGTGGAGGTATTTCCAACTCTGACAGCAGCAGTTTCTACCCTGAGTAGTGCAGGATCAGGTGGAACAAGTTCATTTAATTCTGGAACTAAAAAATTAACTTTGGTTGGAACTAAAACACAAGTTAATAGTCATTTAGCAGCTATTACTCTGACACCTGCTACAGATTATGCTGTAGATTTTGTTTTAAATTATAGAGTAACCAATCCTATTAGTAGTTTACAAACAACCGTAACACAAAATTTGCTTATTAGTGGATTTAATTCAGAAACAAGCAATTTAAACATCAATAGAAGTTATACCGAAAACAAAGTTAATACATTGTTTTTGGATGCGGATGGAAGCACAATTAATCCTCCACAAATTATAGAAGATGTTTATGGATCACCAACTTATACTGTAACATTAACACTGGGTGCAAGCATTGGTGAAATTAGCATAGGTGATAGCATAGGCTGGGATGCTGGAACTAAAACTTATAGTTTTAGCGGCACAAAAGCTCAATGCAATACTAAACTTTATAATTTAGTCTTTATTCCTATTAAAGATACCTATACTTCAAGCACATTAAGATACAGACAATACAGAGATAGTGTTTTGCAAACTGATAATACTGTTACCTTTACTGGCGTTCATAATACTACACCAGTTGCAGGCGCAGGTGTTTATGTTTATGATGTTGTCCAGACCACAAGAACACAAGATTTTTCTATTACCTTTGATCAAGCAAAATTTTTAAATTGTGATATTTTAATAATTGGCGGTGGTGGCGCTGGCGGTAATACCTATAAATCAGGAGCAACTAGTGGTTTTATAGGAGGAGGCGGTGGTGCAGGTGGCGTATATTCTGCTACAAATACTACTTTGTTTCGAGATAATGTTAGTTACTTAGGAACTAATAATTTTAGAGTCCGAGTAGGCTATGGAGCAAATTATCAATATTTGATGACAAATGGAGATGGAGTAATTTCCTGGGGATATACTGCCGGATATGGTAAAATTAGATTAACAACATCAACCAATATTTGCACAACCTATGACTCAACAGGAAACTTAAAAAATCATAATTTAAATAATGGCGATTTAATCTCATTTCAACAACAATTTAACAGTTCTGGAGGAACTACATCAGCACCTACATACCTAAGTTTATATACAGCTTATTATGTTATAAATGCAACTGCAAATACTTTTCAAATAAGCACAAGTGTTGGGGGCAGTGCTGTAACTTTTGCAAGCAATTCTCAAGCATCAATGTTGCAAAGAGTAGCACCGGCTACTTTTATCAGAGACACAGAAGTTTATAATTCTATAAATGAATTAAATGGTGAAGATACCTATCTTACTAAATTAAGCACTAATACAGAATTGCTCAGAGCATATGGTGGTGGATCAGGCCAAGGATTTACAGATGCAGTAAATTATCCTATTCCTCCAGCAGCAAATAATCAAAATGTATTTGATTATAATAATATAGCTCAAAATGGAGGAAGCGGTGGAGGTTGCAATTCAGAATCTGGTTCCAACGCAGGAACTGGTGTATCTGGTCAGGGATATGCTGGTGGTGTAGGTAATCCTAGCTCTACTTACAATTATGCCCATAGAGCAGGTGGAGGTGGAGGTGCTGGAGGCGTAGGCAGCACAAGTAACTATACAAACACAGGCACTCAACCTAGAAATGGTGGAGATGGTTTCACTAGTAGTATTTCAGGATCAAGCATAACTTATGCTGTGGGAGGAAATGCGGGCCATCCTACTATGTATAATAGTGATTCTAATGTGCCTAAATCAACAACTTATGGTTCTGGAGGTAATGGAGGAGATTTACCAAGTGCTGTATATAGAACTTTGTCTACTACAGGCGGAAGCAATCAAAATATTATTTCGCCTGGTAGTAATGGTCAAAATGGCGTTTTAATTATTAAATTTTACTAAGGAACGAGCATGGCAGGTTTTACTGGAATTTATAGATATAGAATTAATGGTGCCATAGACACAAGCAAAACTGTCATGGACAACATGGAAAGCATTGCCAATAGCGCAGGTGCCTGGGTAACCTATGACATTATGGAAGGTAAATGGGCTGTTGTAATAAACAAACCTCGCGATCCAGATGCTTATTTTAATGATGATAACATCATAGGCAGCATCAATGTGTCAGGAACAGGCCTAAGTGACCTTTATAATAGTGTAGAGGTGCAATTCCCCCACAGAGATCTAAATGACCAGTCTGATTTTATAAACATAGAAATTCCTGACGAAGATCGCAATCCCAATGAGCCAGATAATACTCTGACTCTGAGTTATGATCAGGTAAATGAACCCATACAAGCACAATTATTAGGATTGATTGAATTAAAACAAAGTCGTATAGATTTGGTCATACAATTTACCACCGACTTTAGTCAAATTAACATAGAAGCAGGCCATGTTATTGCTGTTACAAATTCTATCTATGGCTGGACCGATAAACTGTTCAGAGTTGTAAGTTTAACTGAAGTAGAAAATGAATCAGGTATCAACATTGAAATAACAGCATTAGAATATGATGCTAATGTTTATGATACCACAGACCTATACAGATATCTCAGAACAAATGCCGATGGCATCATAACCATAGGCGCTCTAGGTCAACCTGGCCAACCACAAGTAACCAAATTTGAAGAATCTAGCAGACCTAGATTTATTGTTGAGTCTTTGGTTCCAGACAATACAGATCCACTTAATCCTGCAGGTGTAGTAGAAGGCCTGGAGTTTTGGATTTATAGCATCCCTGGTGGTGAACTGCCAACCTGGGAATTAGTAGATGACACAACCAGAACTTATACATTATATAAAACTGTTAGATCTACTTCAGGTGGAGTAATTGAGCCTGGCACAAATATAACTCTGGACATGGATAATTTTGATCCAGGTAATTTTTTAGTTAAAACCAGAGCCATTAATAGCACAACCGCAGGCCCTTTTAGTGAGTTAAGTGGATTGGTAGAATATGTTCCTGCTCAGGTTACCGATATTATTGGAGCAAACACACAGGCCATAGATCCTAGCAAAGATGGTGGATTAGGTAACAATTTATTAGGAACCCTGAGTGCTGCTGCGCTATTGCAGTTAGTTAAAAAACTTTTGGAAGACAAAGATGGTCCTAATGTTTCTGGCAGTATATCTCAGACTGTGTTTGATACTGTAAAAACTTATACTAATTCCGACATGGTGCAACAAGCCATAGATAAACCCTATATAAAAACCAATGCAAAATATTGTGTTATAACTTATACATTTACAGATGGCCAGGATTTAGATACTAAAACAAATATTTTTAGTCCTGATGTAGGACAAAATTATGAGGGAACTTCAAGTCCAAGTTTTGTGAAAGGAACTTTTTTAGGATATGGAGGAGAATATCAAACAGGAGATGGATGGCCTTCTACTACAGTTACAACTACAGATTATTTAAGATTTGCAGGAGATAATACAGGCACAGGAACAGAATGTGTTGTGTTAGATTTAGATAAATTTAAAACAGCATATCCCTCAGCGTCAGAAGTAAAAATAAGATGTGGCGCCCAGTGGTATTCTAGTAGTATCGTAAGCACTTCCGGAACTGGTTCTACAGCTACAATAACCTATTCAACTACATCTGCACAGGCCATGGCAGTGGGTTCTACCATTGTTATTAGTGGAAATGGTATTTTTAATGGAACTTTTATTGTAACATCAAGCACAACACCCAGTGGTGGTCAGGCAACTGTTAGTTTTGCTAGTTCTTTAACAGGTAATAGTGCTACAGGTAGAATTGCTAATACTGGTATTTTACCAGTTAAATTACAAGTTGTTTTATATGAAGGCGGAACACTTAACACTACTCCAAGTGGATTTACCTGGACTGTGACCGGCGCAACTAAGACAACCACTGTTTTAAGTCAGGATGTTGTTGTAACTGATACAAGTGCTATATCAAGTTCTACTTCCTGGGGAACATTTATGGGTAGCTTTGGTGTTAATCTCAGAACCAATACAGCAGAATTTTCCTATGGAACAGGTTTGCCCAGAAGAACATCAAATTCAGGACTTTATCCAGTTTATTTTGATAAAGCAACCAATGAATATGTCTACTACCAAAGCTAATTTCAAATAGACATAAATAAAAACATGCTGCTGGCCTCAGTCAGAAGCGTATTTCCCTAAGGAGAGCCCTATGGCCGGAATTTTAGACTTCCAACAGTATATTGGTGGCCCTGACCAGATTCAGGTAGAACAGATTTTCCCAAGTAATCAACGAACCCTAATTTATAATTTTGGAACTGACATCACAGGCTGGACATTCAGTGCTGATCATCAGACCTTGGTTGTTGATGAAGTTACTTTTAACCGCAATACAGGCAAACCTAACTTTGCCAATAGTTCAGTCATAGGTAGCTTTGCTAAGGTTGATATTTCAGGTGCTAATGAACCTAGCATTATTAGTGCTAGTGCAGGCACAGTTAAAGTTATATTGCCTGCAGGCATGTATACAGGTCCTATCATACCAGATGCCAGACAAAATGTGCCCATAACCGTATTCAGCCTGACCTGGACTGATAATAGCACTCCAGCTCAGATTAACACTCATCGCTGGGCCCTGATCCAGTGCTGGGAACCCGATGTAACTGTTGGCGATCCTACCCTAAGCGTTAGCCCAGCCTATACAGCTCTAACTCTAGGATAATTGCCATGCCAACATTAACCATAACAGAATTTAATCCTAATGTAAATGTAACTAGTTCAGTTCCAGCCATAAGCGTCAATTATAGCACTGTGGCCGTTACTGGTCCTACAGGCGCCACTGGCGCAACTGGAGCCACTGGCGCAACCGGTGCCACCGGAGCTCAGGGTTCCACAGGCGCAACAGGTGCAACCGGAGCTCAGGGACCAACTGGTTCAACTGGACCTACAGGTGCCACCGGTGCCACAGGCCCACAAGGTGCAACTGGTGCTACCGGAGCTCAGGGCCCAACTGGTGCAACAGGCGCCACAGGATCAACAGGTCCTCAGGGCGCAACTGGAGCAACTGGACCACAAGGACCTACAGGTGCAACCGGCGCCACAGGCCCACAAGGTGCAACTGGACCAACTGGTGCTACA